AACAACAACTGGTGTAAAACAATTATTAAACGGATAAAATGAAAAAAATAGACAATAGAATTTTAGAAGAAATTGCTAGATATAATTCAATTAATAGTTATATTGTAGAACAAGACGCTACATTACCACCACCTCCGGGTGAAGACCCAAATGCTTTACCACCTGCTGGTGGGGCTCCGGCACCTATTGACCCAAATGTGGCACCACCATCACCTGCGGCTCCCGAAGGACCTCAACCTATTGATGTGGCTACAGACCCTGATGTGGAAAAAGTTGGTGATGAGGCAAAAAGTGGTAACACGGAAGAGATGGATATTACTGATTTAGTAAAATCTCAAAAAAACGTTGAACAAAAACAAGAAGAGTATTTTGATAATCTATTCCAACATTTAGATAACTTAGAGTCTAAGTTAGGTGAGATGGATGGTATTATGACTAAATTAAACGATTTAGAAATGAAGATTGAAAAATATAGAGAAAAAACACCACAAGAAAAATTAGAACTTAGAACTTTAGATTCGGGTCCGTTCAATCAAAAATTAAGTCAATTTTTTGACGATAAAGAAGATGATATGGAAAAATCAGGAAAAAATGAGTATATTTTAACTCAAGATGAGGTAGAAGACTATTCACCAAACGAAATTAAAAAAACATTTAGAAATTTTGATGATTCTTCATCAGGATTTCAACAAGTAAGATAATTAAAAGGGTCTTCGGACCCTTTTTTTTTACAAAACAATTTGACAAACACACGGCTGACACTTATACTTTTATAAACCTTTAAATATTTTAAACACTATGGCGACAAATTCATTAGACGCAGTTTTGGCTCAATACGAGAAAGCAAAACAAGGTAGTACTTCTTCTACCTCAAAATTTACACAAGAAGAAAGAATGAAAAAATACTTCGCGGCAATCCTTTCAGATAAGGAAACTCAAGGCCAAAGAAGATTAAGAATTTTACCAACTACAGATGGTTCTTCACCATTTAAAGAAGTTTGGTATCACGAGATTCAAGTTGATGGAAAATTCCAAAAATTTTATGACCCGGGAAAAAATGACAGTGAACGTTCACCTTTAACTGAGGTTTACGAAGAACTTCGTTCAACAGGTAATGAAAATGACAAAAAATTGGCGTCAAATTACTTGGCACGTAAATTTTACATCGTTAAAGTTATTGATAGAGATAACGAAGAAGATGGTGTTAAATTTTGGAGATTCAAATCTAACTACAAAAATGAGGGTATTTATGACAAAATTATCCCTATCTACAGAAACAAAGGTGATATTGCTGACCCTGAAAAAGGAAGAGACCTTATCCTTGAATTAACTAAAGCTAAAACTCCAAAAGGTGCGGTTTACACGGTAATTCAAACAGTTATGTATGATGATGCAGCTCCAATTCACGAAGACACAAAACTTGCTGAAAGTTGGGTTAACGATGAATTAACTTGGAGTGATGTTTACTCTAAAAAACCGGTTGAGTACTTAGAAGCTATTGCAAGAGGTGAAACTCCAAAATGGAACACTGACAAAGGTGGTTACGATTATGGTAACTCTGATGAAAGTGAAATTTCATTTGGTGGTTCTAAACCATCGGCTCCGATTGACCCACAAGCGAATGACGATGAGGATTCAGATATGCCATTCTAATCAAACAAAACTTAGACATATAACTTGGACACTAGGTCATACTTGGTGTCCAACTTGTCTAAAAAAACTAAAAAATTAAATTAACATATACATATGGCGATTAAAAAACACGATTTTAAGTCCATTAAGGACAAATTCTCAACATCAGCAAAATACAAACCACAAAGTTTTTTTGATTTAGGTACTGACTTTTTGGATGCTGTTGGATTACCTGGTCCGGCTATAGGACACTTAAATATGTTCTTGGGTCATTCTGATACAGGAAAAACAACTGCGTTAGTTAAAACCGCTGTTGATGCTCAAAAAAAAGGTATTTTACCGGTCTTCATTATTACTGAACAGAAATGGTCGTTTGAGCACGCCAAATTAATGGGGTTTGAATGTGAAGAAGTTGTTGATGAAGAAACCGGAGAATTAGATTGGGATGGGTTTTATATATTCAATAACAATTTTAGTTATATTGAAGAAATTACGGATTATATTAATTCACTATTAGATGCTCAGGAAAAAGGTGAATTAGATTATAGTTTATGTATTATGTGGGATTCTGTTGGTTCAGTCCCTTGTAAAATGACCTTTGAGGGTAAAGGTGGTAAAATGCACAACGCCTCGGCATTATCGGATAAAATAGGTATGGGTATTAATCAAAGAATATCTGGGTCTCGTAAAGCAGATTCAAAATATGAAAATACTTTAATTATTGTAAACCAACCTTGGGTTGAGTTACCTGATAATCCATTTGGACAACCTAAAATTATGGCGAAGGGTGGAAACGCTATTTGGTTAAATTCATCTTTAGTATTTTTATTTGGAAATCAAAAAGGTGCTGGAACAAATAAAATAACCGCAACCAAAGATAAGAGAAGTATTAAATTTGCTGTTAGGAGTAAAGTCTCGGTTTTAAAAAATCACATAAATGGGCTTGGTTATGAAGATGGTAAAATTATAATAACCCCTCACGGATTTTTAGCTGGTAAAGACTCAACAGAAGAAAAATCAAATATTGAAAAATACAAAAAAGAGTATGCTGATTATTGGAAAACCATTATTGGTACTGATGGTGATTTTGATTTAAAAGAAGAAAAAGAAGATAATTAAAAATGGAAACTAAAGTTTGTTCTAAATGTGGGGTAACACAAAATGTTTTGGAATTTCGTAAAGATATAACTAAAAAAGATGGTTTAAGACCTGATTGTAAATTATGTGTAAAAAGTTATGAAATGTCTCGTAGAACTGATAACCCTACAATGATGCAAGAAAAACTTAAAAACTTTTATAAAGACAATCCGGAAAAAAGAAAAGAATATCGGAAAAATTATAAATTAAGGAAACAAGAACAAAGAAAAGAGAGAAGAGCAAACGACCCCGTTTTTAATTTAATTAATAGAATGAGATGTAGGATATGGAAATATTTAAATATTCTTGAAATTTCTAAAAAAAATAAAACCTTTGATATTGTAGGGTGTTCTCCGGAATTTCTTAAAGAACATTTAGAAACCCAATTTACTGATGGTATGACTTGGGATAACAGGTGTGAGTGGCATATTGACCACATTATTCCATTATCATCGGCAAAAACAGAAGACGAACTTTATAAGTTGTGTCATTATGAAAATCTTCAACCATTATGGGCTGAGGATAATTTGAAAAAAAGTAACAAAATTTTACAATAACGAATACAAACAAAACGAGTGACTAAAACACTTTTGGTTGACGGAAACAATTTAGTAAAGATTGGATTCCACGGGGTTAAAGATTATTATCACAATGGGAAACACATAGGTGCCATATGGCACTTTGTGAATACCATTAGACGTTTCATAGACGAACAGAACTTTGATAAGGTTGTTGTTATGTGGGACGGCGATGATAATTCTTCAGCTCGCAAACTTATTTACCCCCAATATAAAGAACAACGTAGAGACAGAGACAACGAGTATAAGTTAGATTCTTTCACTGAGCAGAAAGAAAGAATCAAACAATACTTGGAGGACTGTTATATAAGACAAATCAACATCGATAATAACGAGGCGGATGATTTAATAGCTTACTATTGCCAAATCTCGGAGAACGAACAAAAGACCATCTATTCGGGGGATAAAGACCTCACTCAACTTATTTCAGATAAAGTGTCGGTGTATTATCCAAGAACCAAAGAGACGTATTCTCTTGGAAGTAAAATCAAATGTGAGTTTTACGAATTTCCACATCAAAACATTAAAACTTATAAGATATTATCGGGAGATAAATCGGACAATATTGATGGGATATATGGGTTGGGGGAGAAGACACTTATTAAGTTTTTTCCTGAGCTACTTGAAAAGCCGGTTTCATTTACCGATATTTTAGAAAAGGCGGAAATTCTTCTTAAGGAGAACAAGGATAATAAGACACTACAAAATTTATTATCCGGTAAGACTAAGAGTGGTGTTTATGGTGATGAATATTTTGTTATTAACGAAAAAATCATAAATTTGTCAAATCCGTTAATTAGTGAAGATGCTAAGGAACTTGTTGAATTGTATTATAGAGAAACTTTAGACCCTGATGGAAGGGGTCATAGGGGACTTATTAAAATGATGATGGAAGATGGGTTTTTTAAGTACCTACCAAAGGGGGACGACGCTTGGGTGAATTTTGTTAGACCCTTTATGAAACTAACAAGAAAAGAAAAAAGAAATTATAACAACAATTAATTAAAACTATGAAAGACCAAGAATCGGTAAAATTAGAATTCTTAATGATGGTAAATGATAACATCATTGTACAGAGATTTTTTAACGTGAGAGAGTTTAACAATGAGGGGAAAAACTCATTAGAACTTTATGAATTACTTCGTGAATTTAAAGACGATATTCAGACACAATTATCATTAAAAACCGTAACGTATATGACGGATAATATGTATGAAATTATTAACAATCCTGCTATTTTGGAAACGTCTTATACAGATGGTCCGGAGTACTTTAACATCTTCATCAAACAAAATGATGTGACAATTTGTCATAGACAGGTGGACGCTAAAGTGTACCCTCCAAAGATAAGATATACTGTGGATGTACGCCCACACCTAAAAAACTTGTTGATGAACTTGACTGACATCTTTTCATCTAAAAATTTAACAAAAAAATATCTGGATGTTACCTTAAGTGTGTAGTATTTATTATTACACTAAAAGAAAAAATATATGGCGTCAAACAAAAATTTCGAGTATCTAGGTAGTACCTTTCAGATACAATTATTAAACCAAATCATTATCGACAAAGATTTCTCAAGGTCTATTATAGATGTGATTGAAACAAGTTATTTTGAGAATAAATATTTCAAATTAATCATCCAAATGATTAAGGAGTATTATACAAAATACGAACACACACCAACCTTTGACACATTAGAACAAATTACAAAATCTGAGATACAACAACCTCTAGCAGCTAAAATCATTATTGATACCCTTACAAAAGTTAAGGAGTCTACGCTTGAAGGGGCTGAATTTGTACAGGAAAAATCAATGAAGTTCTGTAAACAACAGGAGTTACAGAAAGTAATGGTTAAAGCTCAAAAAATCATCGACACGGGTGAATTTGAGAGTTATGACACATTAGAGGAAATGGTAAGTAAAGCTCTTCAAGTTGGGGAACACGAAAAAGGAACGGAAAGTGTTTTCAGCAATTTAGATGATGTTTTAAACGAGGATTATCGTCATCCAATACCTATGGGTATTCCGGGAATAGACAGACTCTTAAAAGGTGGTTTAGCAAAGGGTGAAATTGGTGTTATTTTAGCACCAACAGGTGTTGGTAAATCCACTTTACTAACAAAAATCTCAAATCACGCATTTAATTTGGGATACAATGTTTTACAAATATTCTTCGAGGATAACCCGAAGATTATCCAACGTAAACACATTACATTATGGACAAAAATCCATCCGGATGAGTTGTCTTTAAAAAAGGATGAAGTAATGATTAAAGTTCAAGAGATTAAGGAGAAAATGCCTAATGAACTTATACTTAAAAAACTTCCATCTGACACCGTAACAATGATGCAAATTAAGAATCAAATTAGAAAAATGGTTTCTGAAGGAAACAAAATTGATATGGTATTATTGGACTACATTGATTGTGTGGTTCCTGATAAAAACTTGGGGGATGAATGGAAATCTGAAGGGTCTGTGATGAGAGCATTTGAATCTATGTGTCACGAACTTGACTTGGTAGGGTGGACAGCAACTCAAGGTAATAGAAGTTCAATATCTTCTGATGTTGTAACTACTGACCAAATGGGTGGTTCTATCAAAAAAGCACAGGTTGGACACGTAATCATTTCCGTGGCTAAATCTCTACAACAAAAAGAAATGAAACTAGCAACGATTGCAATTACTAAATCACGTATTGGTGATGATGGAGTTGTCTTTGAGAATTGTAAATTTGATAATGGTATGTTGGAGATTGACACTGAAAGTTCTGTAACATTTTTAGGGTTAGAAGAACAAACCGAAGAAAGAAACAGACAAAGAATAAAAGATTTGTTAGACAAAAGAAAACAAAAAGAACAAACACAAAATTAATTTAAAAATGAAAGAAAAAATATTAGAACCAAATAATGACAGATTCGTTATTTTCCCTATTGAACATAATGATATATGGGAATTTTACAAACAACATCAAGCGGCTTTTTGGACGGCAGAAGAAGTAGATTTATCTAACGATATTAGAGATTGGGAAAACCTATCTGATAATGAAAGATATTTCCTTAAAAATATATTAGCGTTCTTTGCAGCGTCTGATGGTATTGTAAATGAAAACTTGGCTGAAAATTTCTTAAAAGAGGTTCAATACGCTGAGGCGAAATTCTTCTACGGATTTCAAATTATGATGGAAAACATTCACTCGTTAATGTATTCATTATTGATTGATACTTATGTTTCTGATGAAACAGAGAAAGACGAATGTTTCCACGCAATTGATAGATTACCGGCAGTTCAAAAGAAAGCTAAATGGGCTCTTGATTGGATTGAGAACGCCTCTTTTCAAGAAAGATTAGTTGCGTTCGCGGCTGTTGAAGGAATTTTCTTTTCCGGTTCATTCTGTTCTATCTTTTGGATGAAATCAAGAGGAATTATGCAAGGATTATGTAATGCAAATTCATTAATCTTTAAAGATGAGAACTTACATTGTGATTTTGCTATTCATTTGATTAACAATCACGTTGAGAACAAACCAACGGAGAAAAGAATTAAAGAAATCTTACTATCCGCTTTAGAAATTGAAAAAGAATTTATCACTGAATCATTACCTGTGTCTTTAATTGGTATGAATTCAAACTTAATGAAACAATATCTTGAATTTGTTACTGACGGATTATTGGTTAAGTTTGGTTGTAAAAAACACTTTAATGTGGAACAACCATTTAAATTTATGGAACAGATTGCTGTTGAAACAAAAGGTAACTTCTTTGAATCAAGAA